GTTCCTCGTTTCGTATTATGGCTATTGCCTTGTCGAGTTTTTTTAGCCCCATTTGAACGTCTGTCCTGTGATGTGAACCCCCTCATTTCTTAGGGGTATCCTTCTTGCGAAATATTCTTTCCCACTTCTTTTCCCACTCTTTTTGGGAAATACCTATTCTCGGCTTGTCGCCTTTACCTGCACCATTGGGTTTTTTGTATATACTTTTTTCTACCATTTAACTCTGTTAGACCAATACGCTGCTGACATTTTACCTCTAGCTATATTCTTGCGATGTCTAGCTTTAAATGACCTGCGTCTTGCTTTTTGCGCTTTACTCTTTGGCTTCTTACCAGCACCACTTACACCTTGTTGTCCAAAACGAATTAGTCTAATCTTACTACCAGACTTCGCTAGTACAGCGTGTGATTTTTTAGGGTGGCTGGGCGTTCGCTTAGGTTTATTATATCCCCTGAATCGTTGCCCTCTATAGGTAATTGCCATTATTTCTTTTTACCCTTTTTCTTCTTTTTTGGGCGTCCTACTTTTTTTCCGTATGTTCCTTTACCACTTGGCATAATTATCTCCTCTTTTTTGCAGTCTTAGCAGCTGCTTTAAATTGTTTTAATGTTGGTGCATATTTACTTTTTTTACTACGCATTCTTTCGACTTTCTTTGCACCACTAGCTTTTTGTCTTTTTATTCTTTTACGCTTTGCGTGTATATTTGCGTATAATCCTTTTCTAGCCATTACTTCCTCTTTTTCAATTTTTCTTTTGGACAAACTTTAAGATAATCTACTCGATTTTCTGCTAACGTATATCCTTTGTGTAACCCACAATAAGTTAAATCTCCTCGCTTAGCAGCAAACGGACATTTTTTTTGGACAAACGAGCAATAGTCGAACATCTTTACTTATCGATGTCTAATTCGTCGTATAATTTCCTATCTGTCATTGTACTTTTAGTATTTATGACAAGCATTGGCTTAGATGGTAATCTTTCTACGAGAAATTTCTCATCTTCGCATAAACATAATTCTAATGCTTCATCGGACATCTTGTGTTCGACTTCAAATACTTCATCGCACTCTAAACATCTATAATCATATCTCGGCATACGTCTAATTTACTGGTAAATATTAATAAAATACCACCAATTTCTTGGATTGGTCGTCTAGTAAAAAACCTCTACAAAATAGAAGATGCAAAATCTCTATAACTTCAGCAATATTAGTCGTTTACAGGAATATTTTAAAACATTGATTATTAAATATAAGGTATTAAATTATTACTATTTAATCCTAGCAAGTTAGTCGTTTACGGTTACTTTGCAAGGGTATCTAATACCTTACCCCTCCCCTTCTGAATCCACCCTACACCCCCCTAGATGAGATTCAATCTCAATACAGGCTAAATAAACCGACTGGTCGGTCTGCTTTGTTAAATTACTTGACATTGTGCTTTAGTTGTTGTATGGAAGTTGGGGTGAGGTTGTACAATGCTAAAACTAACCCTAAAAACAAATAATTTAACTCGACAAATAAAATAACTTGACAAATTAGTTGACATTACGGTTGATAAGCTGTAGACTCTGGAAGATTTAGATTTTAGATATTTGACAAATTGAGTAGACAAACCAAGCCCCGACGGACTGGGGCGAGGCAAAAGTAGTTCCTCTAAGTCGAGGGACGGCAGTTAAACAACGCGAAATAGAAAGAGGTCGAAAGCCCTTCTGTGAGCCGACGGTTTTAAATCTCTCAATGAAGTTCTTTGATAATTGGAAATCATTAACTCCCCTTACAAGTGGTTAAGGGGGCTTTGTTTGTCAGTAGGCGTCAGATAGTTGTATCAGCTGAAAATCAGACAAACCCCCATAAAATTTGTTTTAACGCCGTCAGCGTCCAATTAGACGCCTTCAACGGTTAACTAATACAACCCTAACAAAGGAGAAATACAATGAGAATGACACTAACAGAAACCTCTTTTATCAGAATGATAAATGAATACTTTCCAAGTCGTAAAAATTACTTTTCATATAATGGACTTCAAGCAATGTTCGAAGATATCCAAGAATATGAAGACGCGACAGGAGAACAAAGAGAGTTCGATTATATAGAATTATGTGGAATATATGACGAGTTTGACAGTCTAAAAGACTTACAAAGTCAGCATAATTTTAAAAGCCTAAAAGCTGAGAATCGTGTTATTGAGTTTGACAACTGGACTGACAGAAACACGGGAGAATATTTACGAACCCCGAACAAGTCTTTTCTAGTCATTTGCAACTAAAAAAGTCCCTCTTTCATTAGAGGGCAAACTTTAACAACCCAACAAGGAGAAATACAATGACAAAAACACAATTATTTTGTGCTAATATCTTATTCAGGGCTTTAGGCGTTTACGCTGTAGTAGTTCTTGGATTTGGTGGATATTATTTTTGCTACGGAATCAATATTGCAAGACAATTACCGACGATTGGCGAGGGCTATTTTATATTTGGTACCGAATTAATCGCTTTGGCTTGTTTTGGTGCTTTAATCAGCATAGCAGGTTCTAGTGTAACAGAATATATATCTAAATAGTCAAAAGTCCCGTTAAGCCCTATTTTAAAGCGTTTAACGGGCAAGTTTTTTATTAACCAACAAGAAAGAGAGTAAAAATGAAAAAATACAAAGTAACACTTTCAATTCCTATTGACTTCGATATGGATAGCGTTATGCAGAACTTCGAGGAAATCCAAGAAGTAGAAGCTGACAGTTATGACGACGCAATAGAACAAGCCAAAGAGGAATTTAAAGCTAACTTAGACGCCGATTATATTTATGACGTTATATTTGACGACATAAAAATGAACGGTTTAGTATACTTGGACAGCGATTATGAGCCAGATTTTGACGAAGAAGGTTATTATTTTGCTGAACAAGTTCAGCCCAAAAAAGTCCAAACCCTGACCTAGATATTTAATATTTGTCAGTTGGGGTTGACAAAGTCCCCGTATAGTTAGAACTCTATAATAAGTGAAACGCCTATACGGGGCAAGATTTAATTAACCAATTAGGAACGAGTCAATAATGTAAAAGTTTATAGGTAAGACGGCGAAAGCACATAAAAACAAGTCTGCTCACTATAACGCATTTGGATTGACACAATAAACGCCCCGATTAAGTTCGGGGCGACCTACAAGATTTTTAACCCTAACAAAAGGAGAATAAAATGACATATAAGTATAGTGCCATTAGCTCACATACAGAAATTCCCCAAGAAACACCAACCTGCAAATGCAGTATGTGTGGAGAGGAAATATCTAGTTTTTTTGTGGGCTGGACAATGAACGAATATCAAGACGACGACCGAGTTTGCGAAGAATGGGATTGTTGGAAAGAGTTCGCCACCTACAACGAATCTTCAATACCTTTTGAAGATTATGTAGAAAATCCAGAAGATGTAAGTCGAGAAGATTGGGACGAAGCTGTTTCGCAATGGCTTTGGAATCAATACGATATAGTTAAATCTACTAAATGGAAATAATACAATAGAATTAACGCCCTCAAATCTGGGGGCGTTTCTAATGCTCGATTCGAGCAAACACCCCAAACCCCGAAAAACCAAATAAAGGAGAATACAATGAACGAAATACAGAGATACGTAGGAAATCTTAACGATTTTCTTGTTTCAACTGACGACTTACACGACGGAACACAACATATTTTTAGGTTTCCTAATGACTTAGGAGCTAGTGTTGTTTCCCACTCGGACAGTTACGGAGGAACGAATTTCTGGGAATTAGCAGTTGTAAGTTTTAGAAACCCCCGATTCTCAAATCTTCAAGGAGATAGAGATTGGGATATTGCATACGATACACCAATAACGTCTGACGTTCTTGGGTGGCTAACCCCTAGACAAGTTGCTTCCACGCTTCGCCGAATCAATCGACTAGATTGACTAATCAAAAAACCCTAGTGTTTTACAAGACGCTAGGGTTTCCAAAGCTCAACCCAGAGCAAACACCCCAAACCCCAATCTGAATCCAAATCCAATATTGAACTACTTGACGACTTACCCCCTCCCCTCCCCCACCAATAGGGGTCTATCCATTTTGGATTAGATAGCAGGAAAACAAGGGCGCTTAAAACAGCCTGTCAGTATATCTAAGGTCTGATACTTTTTATATTTGAGAGTTGATACTTTTTATTATATAAGAAAATAGGGGAAAAAATTCCCCTATTTAACCTAACAAAGAAAGGAAAGGGTATGAAAGACCCTTTGAATTACTGAGGTAAAATTAATGCTATATCAAAATAAAAACAATGTTTATTATTTAGGTGTTGACACTTATGTAAAACTATTGTTAGATTGTGTTGAATTACTAAACTTAATGAAGAATAAAAATACAAATTATATTATTAGTTGGGAAAAAAGAGGAAATCCTATTAAATATATTCCTGTTTTGCTTAGCAAGTTTGCTACAAGCAATATAAACAAAGCTAATAATTATTATAGAGGTGGCTATATCTTATTCATATACCCTTATCAGTTAAATCAAATCGTAGTTACCTCTATAAATTTATTATAAAAAAAAGGAAAAAGAAATGGCGCACGAAAGCGTAGATAACTTAATAAGTCGTATTGAATCTAATCCAAATATTGATTCAGAGAAAAGAATCATAATCAAAGACTTGGCACAATATAACGACCCAGATAATTATTATTATATATATGAAACTTCATACACTAGCGACGGAAACCTTATATTGGAGATAGTACCGAAGAACTCGCACTACGGGAAGAAAGCAGAGAACTGGATTGAAGTTGTTTGTGATGAGTGTGAACACGACGTAGAAACACAAAAAATGTATGATGACAATATATGTGATGACTGTTTTTATAATTTAGACAACGAGGAGGAAAAATGAATACTTTCAAATTTGTAAGTAAAAGAACTAAGATTGTATCAGAGAGAGAGGTAAGTAGTTCGGATTTAAGATATTGCAAAAATGAAAAATGCCGAAAGTTTATTAACCCTAATGAGTTGGGTATTATAATGGATTTCTCACGCTACAAAACAAGGAAATATTGTAATAAAAGTTGTGCTTGTTCACAAAGAAATAAAAGAGTTGAATATAAGCAAGAGTGGAAAGATAAGCAAAGTAGCACTCTTATAGAAATGCACGAATTGTTAGGAACTTACTATATCCCAGAAAATCAGAAACTAACTTACAATCAATATAAGAGAGCAGTTAGGAGTGCAAGTCAAAGAACATTAAAGCGATTAGACAGAGCATTATACAATAGGTATGTAGCCAATGCGTGGAATCCAGACAATCCTAATCAGAACGACTTGACTATAGAACATAAGATTGCAGTAAGACAATGTTATAATTGTGGAATCAGCATTAAACAAGCAAGTAATATTAATAATTTAGAAGTAATAACAATGAAACAAAACTGGGAGAACAGGGAAAAATGAAAGTAGTATCTGCAGTAAGAACAAGAGTTAGAGGTGTGAGTGTTGGAATAACTAAAGATGATAAGGTAATTGCGTTCTATTCAAAAGATTACGATAATAGAGGTAATGTAAAAGGCAAGTATTCAAATATGCAATTTATTCGTGGCATAGATGCATTTTATTTATCTTATGGCAATTATGATAAACAAACTTTAAATAAACTTGGATACTCTTCAAATGATTTAATTAAAGTAAATAATTTTCTTAACAAGATGGAGGAAAAGTGAAAGAGTACACAGATAAACAGATTAATTCTATGATACTACACTTGCGACTTAACAATGTTGCAGAGATGTATTATATAGAGAATGAGGACGGGAGCAGTAGGAACTTTTTTGATTATCGCACCTCGACGCATTTAACACGAGAGCAAGTTATTTCACTTGCGCTTGAAACTAAATGGGAGCAAAAATGAATAATACAAACGATTGGTATATGGTTGATTTATGGTTAAAGGAAAATCAACGACCTGTTAGTTGGTTGGCAACTAAACTTGATGTATCTAGGCAAATAGTCTATATATGGAAAGATAAAGGCGCTATACCAGAGGGCAGAAAACTAGCAATATGTTATGTTACAGGACAGACCTATGAACAGCTCTTTTGATGAGTGGTTTATATTAATAGCTTTTATAATCATATTCATAAGGGGACTTATGGAGTTAGGAGAAAATGTAAATGAGTGAAATTAGAACAATAAGCATAAAAGGGAAAGAGTATGTTCCTGTAGATGAAAGACTTAGGGTTTTTCATAGGGATTTTAACGGACACTTAGAAACTGAGCTAATAGCAATAGATACTTGCGTTGACCAATTAACAGGTAAGCAATGCGAGAGATATGTTGTTAGAGCTAAAGTATATCCCTATAGCTTAGAAATGGACGCAGATGATACCACTAGAGGTATTGCGTTTACTGGATTAGGTGTAGAGCTGTCTAGTCAAGGATTTATCAACAAGACAAGTGCTTTAGAAAACTGTGAAACAAGTGCAGTAGGTAGAGCATTAGGTATGTTAGGCATTGGTATTGATTACGGTGTTGCGTCGGCACAAGAAGTAATGAACGCAGTTAAATCGCAAGATATGGCTATGGCTAGAAGCACAGACTATACTAGAGTAGACGGAAAGGTAAAAATGGCTTTTGATTACAAGTTAATTACTAACGAACAACAGACCGATTACAAGAGATTTAGAAGTGAGGGTATGTTAAAAGCCGACCTGTTTAAAATGGAAGAAAGAATAGACAAGATGTTAGGAGATTACAATGGAGGAGTTTAGTAACGCAATGGACTCTGCTACAATAATGCTATTGGTCTTTTCAGTTTTTGCTTTTTTTCACTTCAAGATACACTTGGTAGTATATCATTTTATTAGAATAGCTATCAATGGATAATAGTTTTATAAAACTATACAGAAAAATCCAAGATAATTGGATATGGGATAATCCACTTTACTTAAAGTGTTGGATTGATATGTTGATGAGGGCTAGTATAAAGTCCTCATCAGCTTTAATTAACAATCAAATTGTAAATATTAGTCGTGGAGAGATTATATTTTCACAAAGAAACTTCTGTAAGAGAAACAATATGACTAGACAGCAGTTGCGCACTTTTTTAAAGAAGTTGCAAAAAACAAATATGATTAGGTCAAAAACTAACCCAGAGCTAACCCACCTTATTCTCGTCGGATACCAACACTACAATGATTCAAAACTAACCCAGAGCCAACCCACACCTAACCCTATTATAAGAAAGAAAGAAGGTAAGAATAAAGAAGTAAACAAAGACTTCGAGTTATTTTGGAACGCATATCCAAAGAAAATAGGTAAGAAAAAAGTAGAGGATAAGTTTAACTCTATTGATTTTCCTATTGATAAAATTTTAAAGAATATAGAATTACAAAAGCAGTCGGAACAATGGCAGACACAACAATACATACCTAATCCAGAAACCTATCTAAACCAAGAAAGGTGGGAAGATGAAGTTGTATTGGAAGCAAAGCCAGAAGAACCAATTTATATATACGAGTGTAAGATTTGCAATAAAGTAAAAGACAAGTCGCCATATAGAGATATGTATATATCTTGTTGCGACAAACAAACACAACCAAGAAAGGAATACAAATGAATAGTAAGGATTGGGAAATCGTAAAAAAAAGAATAGATGAGTATGACAAAGCAAATGCTTGGGAACACTTAGATAAGTTTGATAATTCACACGAGTGTGAAAACGAACAAGAAGGGAACGCAGATGAGCAAAGTAAATAATAGTAAAGAGTTGCAAGACAACAAGGAAAGAGATTTATATTTTTCTTTCTTTGAGGAACTAAATAGAGTCCATAGTATGTATAGAAAAGCAATAAAGTTGTCAAAAGATATATCTATAAAAAGATATACACAGAAAGAATATAGGGCTTTTGTTGACCAGATTGTAATGGAGTGCATAGCACTATCAGAAATAGAAAGGGACGAGAAATGACCAAGATGTCAGAATTATCAAGGCAAACAGAACAAGACAACATAGCATACATTAATAGTCTGTGCGATGACGACAAGGAATTATTGTCTACTTGCTGTGGAGCAGGAGGATTAGGTAATATTCACGAGTTTGACGGAGAGCATTATGGTTTATGTGCTAGTTGTAAAGAGCATTGCGACTTTGAGTATGAGGATTTATAATGTCTAGTAAAAGTCTAAAACCAAAAATAGATACATCGTGGGATATAAATGTTGAGGGTAAATTGAATTGTAATAATATTATTTTCCATACTAATAAATATCAACGAATAGTGTCAAAACTTAAAAAATATAATGATTTCATAAAAAAACCAAAGGGGTAAAATGAGAGAACAAAAAAATAACTACGAGAGTAAAGAAAGAACTAAGCAAAGCTATCTTATGACTAAAACAGCAGATGAATTGTCTAAAGATAAGAAATGGCATAGCTTTGTTCAAGAGTGCATAGATGAACACGGATATAGTTGGCATTACCACGCAAGACAACAACCATTTGGCAGGTATGTAAAGATGAATTATTCAAAAACTAGGAGAACAAAATGAAACCACGCAGCGCAAAAGCAAAAGGAAGGAACTTCCAGAACAAAGTTAGGCAAATGATTATAGACGCATTAGATATAAATGAGTTAGATATAAAGACAGCAGTAATGGGAGAGAGTGGTATGGATATAAAGCTATCTAGCGCTGCTAGAGATAAGTTTGGTTATGCTGTAGAGTGTAAAAAAGTAGAGAAAATTAATATCTGGAAGTGCTACGAACAAGCTACTGAAAATTCAGAGGACTTAGAGCCATTGCTAATATTCTCCAGAAATAATTCTAAAGTATTAGTTTGCTTTGAATTTAAGCATTTATTAGATTTGGTTAATCAAAGTAACGGATTTAGGAGATTGACTAAATGAAAATTAATGAAGATGGTTATATTTTATCGTGTCCAAGTTGTGATAGTAAAGACTTAATAAAAAAGTCTAGACAAAAGAATTATGACGGCAGTTACAAGCAACGCTATATGTGTAAGAATTGTGGGGTCAGAACAGTAAATCCTCAATTATTAGACGCAGATATAGTTAGGTCTAATATTCAATTAGCAAAGCAAAAGCAATCAGCACAAGATGTAAACAGAATTGAAAGAAAATCATTTAGAGAACACGCCAGATACGAAAATGCAGTTACTAATCTATTATTTAACATACACGAATTATTGCAAAAGCGTAATTTTTCAAAACAAAAGTTTAAGAAAGTTAAGCAGGGGAAATCTGTGGGTGTTCTTCAAATATCTGATACACATTTTAACGAACTTGTTTCCTTACCTCATAATTCCTACGATTTTAAGATTGCTGCAAGGCGTTTAAAACACTATGTAACTAAAGCCAAACGTATATTTAAGACATATGATATTCACAACGTATTCATTGCTATTACAGGCGACTTGATTAATTCTGATAGACGTTTAGATGAAATGCTTAATATGTCTGTTAATCGTTCACAAGCAGTATTCCTAGCAGTAGATTTACTACAACAGGTAATTCACGACATTGGAGAAGATTATGCAGTTAGTGTGGCTTGTGTTACAGGTAACGAAAGTAGATTAAAACAAGAGTGGGGTTGGACAGACTTTATGGCTAGTGATAACTACGACTTTGTTATCTTTGAAATGCTACGCAGTATGTTCTTAACAAGTAATGTTAATTTCATACAAGATGACCCAAGTGAAGTAGTGGTCAATGTTGCAGGACAAAACTTATTATTATTACACGGAAACGGAAGTTTCACAACACAGTATGAAAAAAGTGTTAATCAGATTAAAGGAAGATTTTCTGGTAGAGGTGTGCAAATAGATTATATTATATCTGGGCATATACACTCTGCAAGAATTGGAGATATCGCTAGTAGAAGTAGTTCATTAGTTGGTGCTAATGAGTATAGCGAAAAAGGATTAAATCTATCTGGACGAGCAAGTCAGAATATTTATATTTTCCACGAAGATAAAAATATAGACGCTATGAAAATAGATTTACAATATGTTGGAGAAGATAGTTATGACATTGACGAGAGATTGGAAAGTTATAATGCTAAATCCTCTAACAAGTTAAAACCAAAGAAAACCATATTTGAGGTAACAATATGATACTTAAACTAAACAATGAAGAAGAACAGGTTCTGAAGTTTATGTTTAAAGATGAACGTATTAACGACTTACCACCTGCGATTAAAGACGTTGCTCTGGAAATTAAAAGAGTTGTCCATAATCCAAACAAGGTAGGTATAAAAGAATACACCGTTCACGCTTTAAATCCTGCTTGGAAAAATTGTGAAAATTGCGATGAATAAACATTAGATGAAACTAATCGGTTTATATCGTTACGTTTATAACGTAGTAGTATCGTTGTGTCTTAAATGTAAAAACAAAGGACAGGAAATGTATTATAATACAACAAACGAAACAGGTGTGCAATTAAAAGCAAACCTAGAAAAAGCTAATAATCAAACGCATTTGACATTAGCAGTTTTCCAAACATATCCAAATGACTATTTATCAGCGCAAGAAGTTTGGACATTTTTAATGGATAACGAATCAATAGAAGAACATACACCCTTAACATCTATCCGTAGAGCTATTACTGATTTAACTAATAAAGAAAAACTTGTTAAAACAGATAAAAAGGTTGTGGGTAGTGCAGGAAGAAGAACATATACTTGGAGGTTAAAGTAATGGAAAAGAAATCGTATGAACATAAAGAGAATAACGGGTCAATGTTTCCCAACGATAAAGGCGATAATAAAAAAAGACCAGACTATAAAGGCAGTATTAATATAGACGGAACTTTGTATAATATATCTGCTTGGAAAAATGAAGCAAAATCTGGAAAGAAGTATCTTGGGCTTGTAGTTCAACTACCTGTTGTAAAAGAGCAAGAAGTGCCACAGCAGCAGTTTGAAGAAAAAGACCTACCATTTTAAACTTTAGGGTGGACTGGTTATTTTCCGTATGATATATTAACATAAATAATAACGCTAATTTCCACCCTAATAAATTGGGGTAATTGTATTATAAACACAAAACTTAAAAGGAGATATTCTAACTTTGTTAAATAGTTAATTATTCTTTAATGAGAAATTGTGCGAATACTTGGCTTGGCAGCATTACCCCATAAACATAAAGGAATTAAATGAAAAATAACGATAAGATATTATGTATGATTAAACAGCGATTAGATGTTGGCGCTGCTAAGTATGGCGAACAAGTACCAATAGATGGCTCTAGGGATAATTTAAAGGAAAGTATTGAAGAAGTTCTGGATTTATGCGTCTATTTAGCTGGAGTTATGCTAGAATTACACGAAAAATATAAAGACGCTGAATAACGCTTTATTTACGGGCTTTATGCCACTTTGTTTGTTTTTGCTTACGACAACCTATCATCATCAATTTAAATCGAATCTTGAGGTATTCTAACGAGAAAAATTTCTTATAATTGTTCTTCAATTTCAATCTCTACCGAATAAACGTTATAAGCTGTTTCTGATACAGGTAATTCATTATTTACAAACCTAACTTCAAATCCGTTAGTGCTAAATCCGTCTTCACTATAAAAAAAAGAGTTAAGTTGTCCTTTGGCTAAATCAAACAAAGCTACCAATTTATTTTTATTTGCTTCGCTTAAATTTTCATATACAAGTTTTCTTGATTTTCTTGCAGTAGTATAATTAGCTACCGAAAAAGTTGTGCCACCTAAAGTTTTTCTTGAAACAACTCCATCGTAAGATTTTGAAAGGTCTGTTCCTATCTGAGGATTTTGGCTAGGAGAATATGTTGCATTGTTTGCTCCTGCTGCAGATGTTCCGAATTTTACTGATGTAATTGCCATAATTTAATTTACCTATTTTTATATCTCTCTCAAAGTTACTTTTAAACTTCCTGCTGCTCTAGTTATGCTTGTTACTATAAACTTGCTTCCAGAGTTACCACTAAACGTTCCTCCGAACATTGGCAATACAGCAGATACAGAAGATTCAAACTGACAGAAATCTCCTACTTCCATACCATAAAAGTAATTACTTCCCACCAAAGAGCTTTCTGGGTTTAATAATTCTATATTAGCTATTAACTTTGGAACTCCGTTTATATATCTATAGTAATTAGCAAAACCATCATTTCTGTTTCCAGAGCCAGTATTAGTAGCCCCTATAGCGCCTATAAGTATATCTAGTTTATTCGTTGCTATATTTTCATTAGTTAATATATTGTAATTTGTTCTAATAGAGTTTGTTGTATCTTCAGACGTCTGTTCTTTTAAATGTTTTTCATTGATTGGACTGCGTTGATATTTTATTATTCTCTTTGTAATTAATTTATCTACAGGTGTTACACCTAAAGAAAAAGAGCTTATATCGGAAAGTCCTATCTTATGGTCGGCTGTAATTGTTCCGTTAGGAATATAAATATATTGTGGCGTTTCGTCCGAAGTTCTAAATCTGAATGCAAACCCACCTTCAAATTGACATTTTTCTAATAACTTATTTACGTCCACTTCTTTTGTTGTCCAGTATTCGCACTTCCAAGAACTTCTAGCAGTAACTAAATCTGCATAGTTTGACGTGTTGGCTAACGGAGTTTCTGAACTTCCTCCCCTACCAGTAAACCTAGATAATAAATCTCTGTGCATATCAACCATATTAGTTACCGTTCCACTAGAAAAAGATTTATCGAATCCATCTCCTCCACAATATAGCTGTTTTATTCCAGTAACAGCCGATTGATGTTCGAGTGGATTTGATTCTGTGTCAGCAGTTCCTTCGTCTATTATTTCTGCTGTTGCTATAATTTGTATGTCTTTTATCTTAACTGTCATAGAGGAAGATTCTGCATTGTGCATATTAATGCTTTTAAAAAATAAAGCTATTTCAAAACTTGCTGGTGCATTACCATCTGATTTTGAATAATCGGCAAGAAAGTTAAAAGTGTGTGTGTAAGAGCCGTTTGCGTCTTTAGCATCATCGCTTTCAGTTTCTGGCGTAACATCTCCATCAAATGTTCCTATACATTGAGCTGAAACTTCATATAAATCTTGACTGCTTGAACCACCAAACCCGTTAGTATAATCTGCTACATCGTAAGATATAAAAACAGAATAAGCAGTAACTTTATGCTCCTCTTTTGTTGTGGAGAATTTTATTTTATAAAAATCTTGCGCATCTTTATTAGAATTGTTGGCAGCAGAAGTAACCCTGTGTTTAACTTGAAAAAAACTAGAAGTGCTTATATCTACGGCATTAGACAAAGGTTTTAATTCTTCTAACAAAAATGGGTCTAAGTGAACATTGTCGCTATCTATAATTTCCGAAGTGGAAAGAGTTTTAGGTCTATATCTGTATGTTCTTTTAAGATTTAACTCTGACTGCATAACATTTCTATTAGTGTCATTAGTAGCACCTTCGTAATCATCATAAGATGTTATATTGTTAGTGTTACCTAATTGTTCTATTGGAGCAAATATTGGGTAATCATCTAAATTCCTAAAAGCGTCTTTAACTGGATAATGTAAAAACTCATTAGTAAGAGCTTTATGTACTAAACAATTATATTTTCCATCAGCTAAACTGTCTACCTCTACAGGAAACATTTTAACATCAGCATCTGCATCTACTGGGTTAGCGAAAGAACTAGCAGTAGAAGCTACCGTTTTTTTATAATCTCCATACACTACTGGAAAATAGTTACCAGAAGCAGATTGGTATTGTGGTATTTTAATAAAATCTATTGGGGTAGCAGACGCTATAACTATAGTTACTTCCTGCTTATCATTTACCTTTATATCTTTTACCCTTCCTGTGAATATTTTTAAATAATCTCCTGAGCTAATAGAACCAACTTTTGAATAAACCACTACTTGATGATTCATATAGAATCGTGTTCCGTTAAATATTTCTGCTGACAATTTAGCACTATGGTTAGATAGAGTGCCGTTGGTACAAGTAATAGTCATATTACCAGTTTTAGCTGTACCTTTTTCAAGGTCTATGGATTCTCTAATGGTGGGTTTGTTTATAATAAAAGAGTTGTATTTTGTATCTCCACTACCAACTTCTTCTGTCCCTAGTCTAATATACTGAGTATCTACAGAGCCGTTTGTATAAGTGTTGTTTCTTATTTCAAATAACCAAGATTCTTGAAATGCGCCCCCTTGAAGCGCTGTCTTGTAATTACTTTCTAACGTTAAAGCCATTATGCAAGATTTCTACCCAAGCTATTTTCTAGCTGTGGAATTAACGTATCTCTTACAAATTCTTCTGTCCCTAATATGTTTCCATTTAAGTTAATAACAACTCCAGAAGCACTACCTCCACCTCTTACGTTTGGAGAGCCTAAAGGAGTAACCGTTACACGTTCTCGCATCTGTGGATTATCTCCAACTTTAATATACTGTGGACTACCTGCTATAAAATCTGTTCCTAAAGCTGCAGACTTAGCAGAATCTATCTGAGATTTAAACTGCGCAACTTTAGTCATACCAGCAGCAAAAGCACTAAATGCTTTTCCGTATTCCCTGTTTGCCATAAATTCAGTAAATGCCAATATCATATTACCTATAGCTAGGGCTTGTCGCATTTTTAATAAACCTATAGTTACTTCTTTGTTGCCTTTACTAAATTGCATAGCTGCTGCCGACAGGTCATCAAATCCTTTGATAGTGTCAGTATGTTCTTCTTTAAACTTAACCATTCCCTCTACCATCTTTTGCAAAGGAGTTTTATCGTCTGGCAAAGGAATACCTGCTTCTTCTGCGTACAATCTTATTTGCTCTCTAAAATTTTTAATGAAATCGATAGTTTCTTGATTTTCGTTAAAAGATATTTTTCCACTAAATATTCTTTCTAAAATATCTGCAAACGGCGACACATCTTTCATTTCTCCCGTTTCTCCTAAATCTCCAAATGAAGTTGCCATAGCAGAAGCAATATGTTCAATCATAGGCGTTCCTTCAAAAACACTATTTATTTCTTCGGGCGTTAAAATGGAATCTTCTAATAATTTATTAAGATGTCGTCTTAGGTTTGTTATAGGAACATTACCAGCGTCGTTGGTAAATTCAAAAAGTTTTTCATCAAACTTTCCTCCAAATTTACTAAAGCCGAAAGCCCCACTAGATTTCATAATATTTTCAATATTAATTTCAGGTAAATCAGTTTCCATCTGTTTTACGAAGTCATCAAAAAAGGTGCTTGGAGTTCCTTGTAACTCTCTAAGAGATTCGTTAAGCTCGTTTATTGCGTTGCCAGGATTCTTTAAAATAGAATCTCCAAAAGCTATTACTCTAGCTTCGTTTTCTTTATTAAAGAACTTTCTTAAATCTAAATCATCTTCAGCAAAACCTATTTCTTTCATTATTGTTAATATTTTGCTGTCTAATGCAGTTTCTAATAAATTAATTCCAGCAATAGCTCCTCTGCTTTCTTGGGAAATATTGGAAAAAAA